AAGATCTCTGGAATCGTCTGGTCTCAGGTATTTCCTGAGCTTGACTACCTTGATCTTGTTTGCCATCACGGTCCTGGTGTCACTGCTGATCGTTACCTCTCTAACGAGAGGTGTCGTATCCGTAAGTGGAACCATAGATCGGAGCTTACCTACCCCTCTGACTTACACTGTTACCCCAACTATGGGTACGCAGCAACAGCCAGTAGTACAGGGGAAGGTATCGACAGTGCCGGAGGTCCAGAATTCCTCGAATTAAGGGATGAACTCCCCGTTCGAGTGGTTTTTGTTCCAAAGACACTGACGGCGCCACGAGTTATCGCTATTGAACCTTCACATGTTCAATATATGCAGCAGTCTCTAAAGGACTATGTATATAAGGTCATTGAAGGACATAGCCTGACTAAACATTCAATCCGTTTTACGGACCAGAGTGTTAATCAGAAACTCGCCTACCGTAGCAGCATTGATAAACGACTAGCGACGCTAGACCTGAAAGATGCGTCTGATCGTGTGCATTTGCACCTCGTTCAGCGTATCTTTAAGAACTCAGGGCTTCTCCCGTACTTGGAAGATGCTCGTTCATTGCATGCTACGCTTCCATCAGGAAGAAACATAGTACTTAGTAAGTATGCGTCTATGGGTTCAGCTTTATGCTTTCCCGTAGAAGCAATGGTGTTTTACACCCTTATCCAAAGTGCTATGCACCAACTCGATGGAAGGCGCCCGAGTTCACGATCAGTCCGCGAATATAGCAGACAGATCGATATCTATGGAGACGATATTATTGTCCCCGTAGAGTACACGGACGTTGTCGTAAGGTACCTCGAGAGCTACGCTCTTAAGGTTAATGTCAGCAAGTCCTTCCGAAATTCACATTTCAGGGAATCTTGCTGTGCGGATTACTTTAAAGGCGTGGCGGTTAATCCCGTTTATGCCCGTACAGTTCCACATGACAACTTACGACACTGGGGTGCAGAGGAAGTTATGTCTTGGAATGCAACAGCAGACCTCTTTTACTTAAGGGGCTGTTGGCACATTGCCCAGACTATCCGCACTCTGCTCAATCGAGTGGTGAGACGTACCATACCAAAATCAAGAGAACTTGGTTCTGGTTTATCCCATCTTAGTCTTCTATTCACGACAGATCTCCGATATGATCGGAATCTGCATGGGTGGAAGCAAAGAAGGATACACTACGATCCAATCAAAAGAAAGGATAGTATTGATGGAGACGAACTCGCCTGCCTCAACAAATGGGGGCAGCACGTTCATGCTCGTTCAGTCGGACGAGACGATAATGATTTCCATGCCCGCGCATGCCTGGTTAACAGGCTACGTGGGGGAGGATCCATTATTCGATCAGATCCAGCTGGAGCTGAACTTGCGAACCCTTCAGTTGACGCATCCATCCGCAACGGCGGGGTTTGCTGTGTTTCGCCAGAATTGCCAAGCACTTGGGATTCCCCAAGTAAGCTTTGCGACCTGGGTACGCTCAGCGACCAGTCGTGCGAGAATGGAACACGATCGAATGAAGGAGGATCAGAGCCCGTTCCAACGTGGAGCGACGCTCGAAGCCTAGACCCGTTAGAATTCCTCACTGGGAATTCCGAAGGTCTTACCTTCACCGACAGTGTGAACCGCGGGAGGTTCAAGCCGAAATCCCGATGGGTTAGCCTCGTAAGCTAACGGACAGGATTTGTCCTGAGGAGATGGAAAAGTATCATCTCTCTTACCTCTTTGGTTAAAAGCTAGACCCACTAAAGGTCAAG